CAATATACAGATCAAATGTTTCTGCCGCACCTGCCGTTTCACAAATTGAAATTGATAGAACAGTATAAGTTTTTCCACTTGCCCCATCTATCAATTTTGTTTCTGTATTTGAGCAGGTAGGCTTTAATGCTACTTTTAATACTTCACTTGCCATATTATCCTCCTAAAATCCTAATACCATTGCTTTGCCCGTGCTTGTTATATCAGGGGCCATTGTTCCGGCATTTGTAATAGCACCCCCTGCTGGGATAGCTATCGTTCCTGCAACATTTAATGTATCAGCAGATTCGTCCCACTCCATATACTTACTGGCAGTAGCGCCAAAAAACTTGACATCGTGTCCTGCATCGTCTACGCCAACAGTTAATGTACCTATCTGTACAACACCGTCTGCCGATTCGTCCCATAGCCAGTATCTACCAGAAGTAGCACCAAAGTATTTAACATCATGACCTGTGTCATCTACACCAACTGTCACTGTACCTATACAGGTTAATGCAGAGCCAGTAAAGGTTAAATTTGCTTCACCATTAATAGTTGAACTGTCTACAGATGTAATAATTCTATTGTCTGTAGAATTGGTATAAGAAGTAACAGAAGCAGCAGTTATACTTTCCCAAGCCGCCGCAGCTCCTGCTCCAGCAGAAGTCAATACTTGGCCATCACTGCCATAGTTGGCACCACCAAGTCCTATTTCACCATCGGCTGTAAATCTAAATTTCTCAGCAGCAGTTTCTGATTTTCCTAATGCAAATACCAAGTCGGTATTATTAACAGTGGCACTAAAAGTATCATCAGACTCTGCATATATGGAAGCAGCAACCAAAATAGAATCACTACCATCAGCTTCTAAAGGTGCTTGAAAATCTATTCGTCCTAATTTATCTCCATCAACAACAGTCAGTTCACCTGTAGTAAGTTTTAAGTGACCTGGACCTGCCGCAGTTGCTCCACGTAAATCAAGTAAATTCGCTGATTCATCCCATAGTGCATATGCACCAGCAGAAGCACCAAATAATTTTACATCGTGCCCTGTGTCATCAACTCCTACCGTTAGTGTTCCTCTTTGAACAACACCGTCTGCTGATGTATCCCAAAGCCAATATCTACTGGCAGTATCACCAAAGAATTTAACATCGTGCCCTGCATCATCAACACCAACTGTTAGTGTGCCTATTTGTACAACTCCATCTGCTGATTCATCCCATAACCAATAACTACCAGCAGTTGCTCCAAATAGTTTAACGTCGTATCCAGTGTCATCTACACCAACATTTACTGCATCAGTGAATTTAAATAAATCCTCATCCTCCATCCATGTGAGAACACCGTCGGAATCCGCACCATCAAACGTTAATGTATAGTCAACGCCTGCGGATCCTGAGCCAATTGTTAAATTATCATTTGTATCAAGATTAGCAACCTTGCTTGCCGGCAAAGTGCAAAATACATCCTTTGTTCCTGCACTAAAATTAGTAGCAGAATCACTATTTGAACTTGAAATAACTGTTGTTCTTGCCAATGTATCGGTTGATGCATCAGTAACGGTTCCAAGACCGACTTCCCATTCTGCTTCATCACGATTAACAATGGCGTAATATGTCGTATTGCCATCACCAATACCTGCAACAAAAGTCTGAAAACCTGAAACGGCGCCGCTTAAATCAAGCGTACCTGTTCCTGTTGTTGTCGATGTTTCCTTTACTCTGTCGTCTAATACGAGAGCCATATATTATCTCCTATGCTAATCGTAAGATAGCATTACTTGCATCTGCAGCTGGGAATTGAATTGTAAACGTTCCACTTGTTGATGTCTTATCACCACCAAAGTCCAATACAACAGCCGCCTTATTTGAATCTGTACTATTGTAGATCAATGCTCCTCTTGCTGTGATTGTTGCTGATGTAAAAGATACATCGGAAAAATCAGTAAGAGCAGTTGTTCCACTTGTTGTTGGTGTCACATTTGTTAATGATCCACCTCCAGCCGTATAGGTTCCTGAAGCAGAAACTTCATTTGTACTGGAATAAGCAGTTGTTGAAGCACTTAGGGTAGCTGAACTTGAATACAATGCAATTTTAAATGTATCACCCGTGGTCGCCGTAAAATTATGTGTTCCAACGAGCAATTCCTGCTTAAAACTTGTGCAAACAGCTTGAGTTATTGCCATTTTCTATCCTCCTATGGATTATGTGACTGCAAAGGCGTTCGTAGCGCCCCGTGCATATACTCATCTCTTCGGTGCCTTCCTTGTTGCTCTATCATCAACTCTTGGATAGCACGTTGATATGATTGTTCATATAATTGCAGCATTTCCGCTGGTCCCTTCAAGAATTTGAAGGCTTCTGCAAGACATCCGTAGAGCAATACTATTGGGGCATTATTACCCAACCATGAGGTTGTATTGGTACTGGACAGTCTTGTTGGTAATCTTGTAATTCCCAATTCTACATATAACGCAGAACTAGGGGTTGGCGCAAGATAAATCGTATTTTCATCCCACCATGCCCAATATTTTGGTGTTCCTGTAGATGTTCTTATTGGCCAATATTCATTCATAAAACTGACGTCTCGTTGCTCCAAAAAATCCCTTGCAGCGGAAGCAGAAGCATAAACCATGACAGTCCGTATTGTCGCCAAGGATGTTGGCTCTGGTGTTGTTCCACCAGGCAAAGACAAGAATGGACTATCTGCCGTCAAGGTTGAATATTGATGAGACTTGAATACATCCAAGTCAACATCTCGCAAAATTCTATTTTCCGTGTGCTCTATAAAATCATCTGTCCTTGTTGATGTTAGCACATCCGTGCTTGTTTCTGTATAATCTAAAATCTGTGTTGTTAATTCTGCATATGTTGTCATGACGTGCTCACTGTTACTATTCCAACTGATGTTCCAACAATAGGAGCCTTGTTAGATTCTGGTTGCATTGTATCATTATGATCAAAGAATCCTTGACCGCCCACAAAAACAACCATTGGTTCTTTTCTAGCGGAACGGGCATCTTTCAGACTTTGTGCATCGGAAGTATGCTTGCTTCTCTCCAATTGAGGATGCTTTTTCTCAAATTCTGACTTATGAACAAATGATCCATTCCATTCCTTGATCATTTCCTTGTACGGAAATTCTCTTCCGCTTCGATCAGAGATCGCTTTCGCGTATTTACCTGATGCATGCGCCATTATCTATATCCTAATGGTCGTGTTAATTGATTAAGGGATACAATGCCACCCATGTTATATTTATCCATCATATCTTCTAATGCTTTAACAAATGTTTCTATTATAGAATCGGGAAGAAGTTCAAGCTCTTTTATTGGCGTTGGATCCATACCCATGTAGTCTGACAAAGACACAAATTGTTGTTTAATTGGTGATAACTCTTTGTAGTCCATTATATGACTCCTCTTTCGGGTATAGCATAAAAACTGGAACGCGGCCTGTCTTCTTCCGAAGCGCGCTGCCATTCTTCTTCATACAGTTGTTTGAGTAAAGGTGTTCTCTCCGGTGACTTTTTCAAGGACACATAGTAAGCCATTCCGGCTGTTAGACACGGGAGGAAACGTGTAGGAATATCCAACTCATCTTCATAGTCGCCTGCATCTTGAATCTTAGTTAATCCCCAATACTTAAAAGTATCAGCGGCATTAGGCGTTGGATAAAGATATAATGTTGGGGTAGACTGACCACGCAATAAGTAATATTGCGTTGGAACGGCCTCTGTTGATTTTTTTGAAATATTTAAATACTCGGCACGGCTAATGCGATCAACTTCAATATCAACCGTTGTATCAGAAGCCTTGTAGACAACTGCTTCCAATATATCGATGAGATCAGAATCAAGCGTATAGCTTGTTGTGCTCGCCGTTAATGTTTGTGTACGCAGTTCAACGGTCCATAGATTAATTCCTCTATTAGCCCATTCCGCCAACAGAAGATTTAAGGACCGTCTTGCTGATTTTAAATCATAGCCCGAGCGCGCGTGCAAACCGCATCTCTCAAAAGCTTCCTGTATGACGTCATCAACATCCAGATCAAAAGCGTTAGTGCCTGAAAGTGCCATCTAGATT